AGCACCGGCAACGGTCAATCCGGCATGTTCTACAACATGTGTGAACAGGCGAATGCGGACGGTAATAGGGGACCGTGGCGCATTCATTTTTTGCCGTGGTCGTTAATGCCTGAGTACCGCACGGCAGTTCCGCTCGGCTGGAAAGCACCTAAAGAGTTTGAAGATTACGCTCGGTTGCATGGCCTCGATCGCGAGCAACTGTATTGGTTTTGGAAAGAAAACTACGACTTAGCCACTATGAACGGCGGCCAGCCCGAGACGATTCACCGACTGACGCGGCAAGAGTTTCCGGCCATCTACAGTGAGTGTTTCATGGCCGATAGTACGTTGGATTTCTATCCGGCGTCGCTGGTACAGGCGGCCATGACCAGCAAGCCAGCGCCCTCCGCTGGGGCGCTAAAGCTGCTCTGCGTAGACCCGGCTGGCGACGGTCAAGACAAGCCCTTTGTATGCGATCGGCAAGGATCTGCGATCGGAATGCGGGTGTGGGGCGAACTGGCATCCCGCGATGCTAACGTGGCGTCTGACTGGCTTGTAGCGACATTCCGACGCTTCGATATGGACGCCATCCTGATCGACGGTACGGGCGGGTATGGGCGTGACCTGGTGGCGGGTTGCCGGCTGCGCATGCGGGAATTGGGGCCGGAAAAGATCGTAGCCGTCATATTCAGCCATGGCGCCAACAACTCCGTCATGTACGGCAACCGGCGTGCGGAGCTGCATGACAAGCTGTTGCGCTGGCTTGGCGGCAGAGTGTCGATGCCGAATGACAAGATGGCGCAAGAGGAAGCGGCGGCGTACAAGTGGGGGCAGAATGCCTGCCGACGTGACGAGCAGGCACGGCTGTTCATGACTCCGAAAGAGAAGATCAGGAAGCAGATCGGCCGATCGCCGGATCGTTGGGATGTGTGCGCTATTTCGATGGCGATCGAGGGCTGACGTACCTGTATTGACTTGTGTGGCAATGTATGTCATACGCTTACCACTGTCAACCGTACAGGACCACAATTATGGACGTAATAGACACAGAAATCCCGAAACCGCTCAGCATGACGCCGGACGCCGTGCGCTCGCGCGCCCGCCGGGTGAAGACCAAAGCGAGGTTCAGGCTTAAACCTGAGCCCAAAGCGAAACTCAGGTCCAAGCGACCGCCAGAGTCGAAGCTCGGCACTGTCGCGCGCTCGGAGCGGCTGGACATGCGGCTGACGAAAGTGGAGAAAGCCAAGATCATCGCCAAGGCCAAGAAAACCCGGCGTACGGTCACTAGCTTGGTTATCGAGGCGATCGAAAAGATCAAATGAGAACAGGAAGGGGCTTCGTTTTTGAGGTTCCTTCCTTACTGGCTTGGCGCCCCTGAAAGCTGCCATATGCCGATTTGCCAGCCTTGAGGATGGCGCTGACTTCATCCACAATTCGACTGTTGTCGGGCATTCGTTTCGGTTCCATTCTTACCTCCTTGGCTCCACGCATTTGTAACGAAAAAGGCCCCGACTGTGAAGTCGGGGCCAAGTACAGGGAGGGTCGTAAAACCCCAAGCGGACAGCTTGGGCTCGGTGGGCCGCGCATGGCCCTATTCGTCCTTGGCGTTACCTTTGATCTGATCTTCCAACCCACGAACGGTACCGCCCATCGTGGTCACCATCAGACTGAAATTGCTGACTTCCTGGGCCGCAATCCGGGTATGTTCGCGCATTGCCGATGCCAACTTGCGAAGGCGATCGGCCAGTTTTTTGCCTTCCTGCTCGATAGCATCGGCCGCGCTGTCGATGCTGGCTGCGCTCGTACTGCCGATGTGGTCGACCGCCGCGACGGTGATTTCGGCAACCCGTTCTGGCGTTCCGGTATCGACCGCCGTTAGTCTGGTTACGGCGGTCATGGCTACCATTTCAGCGCCAACCCGGCGAGATACGTGGTCCCCACGCCACCGCAGGCCTGACCCTGCGGAAGGCCATTGCCGAAGCATAAGCCCTTCTGAGGGAACTTGGTCATGGCGAATACGTCCACCACAGATCCCGAAGTGAGCTGCCCCAGCATGCCGACGCCCATTCCGGGGGCCAAGCGCCAGTCCTTGTTCGAGCCCATGCCGGCGATGTCGATCGTTACGTCATCCTCGGTAAGCGAGCCGAAAATGTATGGCTTGATGTTCGATGCGACCTGACCGCCGGGAAGGGTCGGGAATGGCGGGACCTGGAGATTGAAGGTCGGGAACAGGGCTGCGATATCATTGAGCGGTGCCCCGACCATGACCCGTTGCGTGAACGTCGCCGGCCCGGTCAGGCTGAATCCCTGGGCCGATCCGTTGAAGTTCTGCCAGCCGAACCAGCCCTCCGCCGCGGCGAAATAGGCGCTGTTCGGAACGTTCCAGACATAGCCGACGATGCCGGCCACGCCGATCTGGTTGGATACGAGGCTGTTCTGATTGACGCCGGGCACATCGGCCGTCACGGTACCGCCGCCCCCGAGGGTGCCAACGCCGAAATAAATTCCGCTGGTCGACGGGTAGGCCGTGCTGAGCAGCGGCGCTTTGACGGGGAGGGGTTTCATATCGGCTGCGAAAGCGGGACCGCACAACGCAGTTCCGAGCAGTAAACAAACAATCCGCTTCATGTCATCCATCCTTTGTGAGTGGAATTTACGTGACCACCATACGCCGGAAAGGTGTGGTAAAGCCGCAACAGTCGGGATTTATTGTGCGGGAGCGAAGCACACGATACCGCCCCACCAAAAATGACACACGAGGAATCCGGTAATGAAGCCGGCGATGTACGGGAACGGTGGCCACGCCTTACTGACGGTCCACACCCATCGGGAGAGCGTCGGCGTACCCCGGCGCAGTGCCAACCCTTCGAACAGCGCAAAACTGCCCACGATGACGAATAGCCAAACAGCCCACAGTATCATTTTCCTACCCTGCCTTGATGCGGAAACCGGCTCCGGTGAATTGACCCTTGGTGCCGTCCTTGGCGTCCACATTGGCAGTGTACTTCCCGGACAGGTCTTTGTTGCTCGGGTCCATGCCGGCATACAGGCTGGCGAGCTGCATGCGGTGGCGCTTGCGGATGTGGTCGCCAACGGCTTTCGGACGCGCGACCAAGATCGGGCGGAATGCCTTGCCCTCCTTGTCCGTGCCGGCGACAAGATCCCGGAACAGCTTGGACATTTCGTCGTCCGTGACTTCCTTGAAGCCCTTATTGTGTGCGTCCGCGATTTCATGCGGAATGCTGTTGATAATCCTGAACTCGTACTGCGGGTATTTTTCCTTGTTCGGGATGAACAGCTTTAGCGGCCGATCGAGTGTCAGGTTCTTGATGATCTCGTCAATGTCGAGCGCTTCCTTGAACGGCGATGCATTTGACATGGCGTCGCCGGCCGATTGTGGTTCCGGCACTGCGGCCGGCGGGCTCGGCCTGAGCGCGTCGGGGATGCCCGCAAACGGATTCGTCGGATCGTTCATGGCTTCTTCCCTTTTGCGAGCTGCGCCTTGCTGTAGTGCGCCTCAAGCGCCCTGGCTACAAACTTCTCGCGCCCTTCTTTAACACTCGGCGTTTTGGGTGCGAACTTGTCCGCCGTGCGGTTGATTTCCTTTTGCACGTCGGCTGGGGCATCAGACATTTTCACCCACGGTCCCGATGCACGGCGTGTACGCGTGCCGCCGGCATCGCCATCCGCCGGTCCATCGCTGGCGCGTTGCTTCTTTACAGGTTTCTTTTCCCCCTCGCCTTCGCCCTCCTCTTCGCCCTCCTCTTCGCCCTCCTCTTCGCCTTCGCCCTCTTTGGCGGCCGGCTTGAACTCTTCGTCAACGACCTTGACCAGCGCCGCCGTGAACTCGGCAGCTGTCCCGAATTTCTTCGGGTCCATGGTCTTGCCGAGTTCGACCGTACGGCCCGATTTCTTCGGGTCCGTGCCGAACCACGGCAATTTGTTCAGTTCTGCGCGAATTTCGGCGTCGCCGTACGCTGTTGATGGCTTGGGTGCAGACGCGCTGTTGAGCGCGCTGATTCGGTCGGCTATCTTGCGCGCCGCTTCCGTATCGCCGTTGGTCACGGCGGTATCGAGTTCAGCTTGCAGGCCGCTTTTGGCGTGCTCCAGCAGCATTGCGTTAAGGTCGGGCATAGGTCACCTTTTCGCGGGGTTGGATTTTCAAATCTTCCGGTAGGTTGGGTGTTATGGCTGACCTAGCTTCGACCTCCGCTTCGGTCCAAAGAAAATCACGCTTCGGCATTTCGTCAGCTGGGACGAAGCCAGTAATATCTTGAAAACTAGACAGCAAGCGCCACTTGCTCGCGGATAACTTACCACCTGTCGTCTCCGTGCCGGCGTAAATGCGGAATGTAACCCAATCGCCAACTTCGATTGGGTGTCGCACGAACTCGCCTTTGATATCTTTGTAAGCAAATGCGAGCGGCCCCACAGCAACGACGCGGCCATAGATGACATTGTGTTGCGCCATATCCCGAGAAAAGTCAGGGACAATCAAGCTACCTATTTTTTTAGGCGACAGCGGAAGTTGGATTAAGACCATGTCTCTAGTGGGCCGCAGACGCTCAAGCGGGAAAACGAAGTCATGTACGGTGTCGATGTTGCTCATTCAGCTCTCGATTTACATTATTGAAAATTTCGATGATCTTTTCCGGCGGTTGCATCAACAACCGTTCAACGTCATTGAATCCCGCCGCCGCCCCCTGGACCTTCGGGTCCACCTCCCGCCCCCGGAGGAAGTCCGCCAGCGGTCCCGCCTGCCGGAACTTGAGGTACGCCACCAGGGCCTTGGTTTCCAGACTGCTGAGCCATTCCGCTAAGGATGCCGTCTGCATTGTTCGCGCCCGCCATCAGTTCTTGTACGGTTTGTTCTATCTGTGCCATTTGCAGCAAAGCCGCACGGTTGTCAAGCATCCCGCCGCTGGCTTCGACCATATTCAACAAGGCTTGGGTCAGGTCTACGGCAACTTGGGCCTTGGCTTTCATCTGCTCGATTTGCATCTTGCCCATCCCGATCATGCCCTTCATTTTTTCGTCGGGCGTGAGCTGCGGCTGCGCTGGGGGAGAGCCTAGCAGTTTCTGTGGATCGGGGAGCCGCAGTGTGCGGTACAGGCGTAAACGTACTTCGTCCCACTTCGTCATGGGATCTTTCATCAACTCCATGTAGATGCCGGCCAGCGCCGTACGCTGCATCTCGGTTGCCAATGACGGGTCTGCCGTGACCGCGATGCCGTCCTTGCTGGAGGCCAAGACGTTCTCGGGGAGCATGTCGTATGCGTCCGCCATCTGGACGAACATGCGGAACTCTTGCGTCATGGACGCCACAAGCCGACGATGCACAGCGGATTGAACTTGCGTGCCCGTGTCTATGATGCCTTTCGCCATGGTGGCAGTCATGGACGAAGGCGCGTTTTCCATCAGGTTCAGCGTGCCGGCAAGCCGGTCGCCTAGCGTCATTAGCTTTTCGAGCGTCGCAACTGAGCCGGGCGATACCGATTTAACGGGAAACGGGGAGAACTTATTGGCGAGCGGAGCACCATCCGTGTTGAGTGTGGCGATGCGATTGTTTTTCAGCTCGATCTTGTCGGGGAGCCCAAAACCGCCGCCGGCAAACACGCCGCCGTTTTCGCTCTCGCTTTTGGCAGTTTCCACGATCGACCCTAAAAGCCGGTCGGCAGAGCTTTCCGTACGATCCAGCAGCTTGCCAAACCCCATCGGCAAAAAAGTGCCTTTCGGGTCCGGCAAGAAACGATATGGGTAAAAGCGGCGGATCGGGTTGAAGAACAGAACCTCTTCGGTATCGACAACGGTCTTGGCGGACCATCGGGGCTTTATCCGTACGACTTCCGGCGTATCGTCGCGAGCGATTACAATGGTCCATGGCTCGTCAATTCCGTCACCGTCAAGATCGAGCCACAAGTCAGTGTCGTAAAAATGTTTCACCGCTTGCGGGTCGCGGTCGTCATCGTACCGGGGCTCGTAGTCAACCCATTTTTTACGCTCAATCAAGCGATCAATTTCGTACGGGTAGCGTTCGAACTCATCCGTGATGCGCGGTGCGCGCTCTATGGAGCGAACGCTGTCGTTAATAATGACGGACGTACACGGGCGGAAAGCAGAATGGAACACGCGATCTTCGTCGTCAAAGTCGCGCTTGCGCCAGCTCAGCCCAGTGACCGACATGTGAATTATCAGCGGGTCCGTGTCCAAAGTCCAGTTTGGGTCCTTTGTACGGAGTTGACTGGATACCCACGCCGCTAAGTCTTCGCTACCGGGCTCACTGGCGCGCGCCAAATCGGGCTCGCCTAATAGCGCATCGGTTGCGCGGGCTGAAAACTGAATGACAGCCGATAACGTCATTTCGGTTTTTGGTGGCGGTTCTTCCCCGGCGCCCTCTTGCTCGCGATCGTTCGGATTGTCGTTTTCGTCATTTTCGATTTTGTCGAGATAACCTTTGGCCTTCCCCATCCAATCCGACATCGACTGTTCATCAATGCCGATCAACTCGATAATGTCGGTCGCGAGCGTA